ATGGCGTAGGGGAAGCGGGGTTAATCTGGACCCCATCGGTCTCGCCGAAAGTTTCGAACGACTGGCGCGCCGGGACTCCAGAGGGCACCGTCAAGCTGGTCTCACCGTCATGGTTAGCCTGCATGATTATACGCCCACGAATCTGCTGATTGCCGTCGCCTACAACAGCCCACCCCGGGTTAGCCACCAAGGCATCAGACAGGAGATGGAACATCACGGCTTTAACATCGCCGGGGACGCCGGAGACAGTTCGCCACTGATTCCGCTCGAACCAAATCAAGCAGGAAATATCAGTATCGTAATACTGTTGATACGCCTGCGGCGCGGATGGACGATTGGCAGTCGGACCAGACAAAACGATTCCCACAAAAGGAATCCATGCGGTGCCGTTGAAAATATCCCAGCCAATCGGATTCCCGATGCTGGGGTCTTGGTCGGTCTGGTCCTTCGTGGTCAGAAGCCAAATCGGAGGAGTGCTTGAAGCTGGCGTTGATGCGCCAACGAAGAACGGAATCGTGAAGGACGCTGAGATGTCCAGCGGCACATACCGATTGGTCACGTCATCCCACACATACCACTGGGTGCCGCCCTTCAACCATGGGCCGACATTCGAAGTGGGCTCCGTATCGCCGATGAAAATGAAGTTGGTGCCGTTCGGGGAAACGATTTTGAGTCGCTTCACGATTTCCTGCCGCAGTTCATCCGGGCTTCCTTTGAAAGATGCGGGAAGCGGAGACGACTGAATTAGTAGACTGGTGTTTGTTAAGCTCATACGATTGACATTGCTGCGGCAATGGTGCCCGGACCATCAGGCCCGCCACCACCATAATTTGAGGACGCCATTTGGCAGATAGCGAACACGTAGAAAGTATCATCCTGTCCGGCAGTGCTGGGAATCGGAATATCGATTTGGTAAGTGCCGGGAGGCAACATCCCGGGAATCGGAACGCCCCAAACTCCACACAGAGTTTGCGACACTACGTTTCCGAGTGAGTCCACCACATCGAATTCCACATAACCGAAATTCTGAATCGGATTAGTGGGAGTGAAGGTCACGGCGATGTTCAACTTCGCATCGCAGGCCCCACCATTGTAGACGACCATCCCTTCATACTCAGCCCCGGGATTCAAAGTCGTGGTGCTATTTATGACCACAGAATTGTTTTGAGCAACCACACTAATCTGCGGGTCGGTCGCCAACGGAGACCAAACCAATCCATGCCAATCCACGCACGACTGCACCTTAATGGTGAAATCCTTTTGCATGAAATCGCCCACGACATCCTGACACAAAATCGTGAAGTTAAAATCGCCCACCACTGTAGGCGTTCCTTGAATAGCTACGCTAGGACCATCGGCCTGCGGGTCGAGATGCAATCCGTCAGGGAGCGCGCCGCCAACCAGAGACCATACAAAAGGTCCGGTTCCACCCACTGCGGTCACGTCAGAATCGTAGGGGGCATTCACTTGAGTCGGAGTCTCCGGGGGCAATAAGTCAGTCAGGTCTCCACCACCTCCACCTGATGCAATGCAAGAACAATCCGAAGGTCTCCAGATGAATCCCGGAGGACAAGGATTTTCAGTTAGGTCGCAGGGCACACACTCGCACAGAAGTGGATTCCAGCCGGTTCCCGGAGGACAAGTCAAAGTCTGGCAAGTAAAATCGGTGCAGGTCGGGTCACTCGGAGGAGTTTCGCCATCACCAGTAATTGCCGTGATACGATAACAGCCCGGAACGCAAACCTCAAACGAGTTTCCAGAGAATCCATACCAGTAGAGATGATACGGACCTGTCGCTGCGCCAGTGCTCTTGTAAAGATTGTAGGCCACGGTCTGCGGAAAGAGCGGCAGAGTTACAATTGTGTAACCGTCGCCGGAAACAAAAATCGGCGAGCTTCGAGGAGATTCGTGGCCCTGACCATTGATGGCAGAAATTTCGTAATACCCTTCGGAGCACAACGCAATCGAGCCGTCCGGGATACATTCAGAAATCAGATTGTAAGGGCTCTGCGGATTGCCCGGGTCAACTGCCACGTAGATGGACCAGCAGATTTGACCGGGGTATCGGTCGAAAGAGAAATACCGCTTTCCCCTTCCGCCTGCGCGCCCACCGGTCGGACCCTTCAGGCGTTCGATGTCGGGAAGAATAATAACAGGCCCACCGCTGCTGGAGAAAATTGCGTCACAAATCGGAGGTGACACATACTCGATGCGCGGCTTGCGAAGATACAGAGTATCGAGGACTACGTTCATTCAAGACCTAACGAAATCGTTTTTGGCAACGCCGAGATTAGCTCATTCTCTGCCATCTTGGTGGCGATGACAAGAGCTACCCGGTCGGCTGCTCGCTGGGATATGATGCTTTCTGCCACACCAACACCCACCGCAGAGAAGTCGCCAACTACGACCGTTTCGGTGACTACGGAGTGGAAGTCCTGAGTCGGAACCTCGCTCAGAGCAGCGTCCACTTCAATGTCTGATTCGCCATGAGTGGCGGCACCATCGAATCGGACCGCATTCACGCCGGTCTCATCTTGGCAAGCAGTCGCATCCCCGGATTTATCTTCAGGCACCGTCAACGCATACGCTTTTACAAAACGCACCGTGGCAGGTCCCTGACCCACAATCAAAAATTCGAAGCTCTCATCGATGTTATCCACATCGGGCCGCTCAACTCCGCAGGCCGAGACCGAATCTTCAGTGCTTTGCTGATTCGCATCCTCTGAACGAAGAACGCGGGACTGGGGCTTGTATCCGAATAGCTCCGAGTCCATATCGATGAGCACTCGGAAATTAATGTTGCCCTTTTCCACTTGGACCTTCTTTGCCATGACCTGACGGAACGCGCCACGAAATGCGCCAGCATAGAATACTCCGATGTCGAGGTCTTCCGCGATTCCCGCGAGAGCGATGTCCACCCATTGAAATCGGCAACGCTGGCCCGGGAGCTTTCCGGGGACTGGGCAGGTCTGACCAAAATGTGCTCGTGTTCGAAGCGCCCACGTAATGGGGCAGCCGTTATCGAGACGGTCCGGCGTGAAGGATTCCCACAACCGATTTTTGCCGTCCGTGTCAACAGAGACGTGATAGATTCGGCTCTTGTCGGCAATCTCACCGTAGACCCATTCCACAGGACGCGTGCCGGTCCAGTGCCCGCACCACGAAGGACCAGAATCATCCGAGAGCGTTTCAAGACTCGCATGATTCAGCACCCACGTATGCTTATTGTAAATGTCCTCAGCCGGAACACTCATAAGCAAAAATTGGCCAAAGCTTGCGCCCGCCACCAAAGTGGTGTCATCGCTCAACTGCGTTTTACTCACCATCATTTCGTTGTCACGAATCGGAAGACGTGAGGTCAACTTGCCAGCGGTCGAAGGGTCCCAAATCATCACACCATCCGGAGAGAACCAGCAGACTTGTCCGTAATGAGTGAATGCCGAACGGTTCGAGGTGCAGCCGACTTGGATAATTTCTTCCTGAAAAAGTTGCGTCGAAGGCCACTGTGAACGGTCCCGGATATTGGCCTGAAGAATCGAGCCGTCCGATTCCGTGAACACCAAAAGCTGCGGGGCCTCAATGCTGGGAGTTTTTACCATCGCCGTGACTTCGCTGGCGAAGAAAAATGCGGAAGCGCCGCCGAGATAAATTTGCTCGCGGAAGCTGAATGGATTGCCGATGTCGGACGCCTGCACCTGATTGCCGGAAGCAATCCAGAGCCGGTCACCTACCCATTCCATCGGACCACCGGAAGGAGTCTCGAACGGGTCTCCACGAAGCTGTCCAGAGTTAGTTCCGTCATACCACGCCGGAGCAGAGCGCCCGCCATCCTGCGCGAACAGAACCGATTTCGGAATGATGACTTTAATAGCGGAGGTCAACGAGTTGTCGATTCGTTCCGCAGACTGCGTAGTGAGAGCCCAGAACACTTGCTTGGCGTCCGGAGATAGAAGCACATTCGGAATCATCCGAAATTCCAGAAACGGCCACGTCGCAACGTAGAGCACTCCAGAAATTGCGACGACGATTTGCTCCAGTCCTTCCTGCGGCTTGAAAAGAGTTGCACCTTGAAGGTTCCCGTCCGGGAGAGTAATCAAGCAATGGTGCCCCGGTCGGCAGGACTGAACCCCGCCGAGATTCACCATGTTCAATGCAGACCAGACGTAG